CTGACGTGCCTACCAAGATACCCAGCCATAGGCCGCTGCGTCTTGGCCCTCGCATGCGAGAGGCCAGGCCCAACGCGGCAGCCCGTGGCTATTGCTCAGCAGCCCACAAGGCGTGGAGGCAGGCGGTGCTGAACCGATGCCACTGGCAATGCGTTGACTGCGGCCGTGTGGCCTATGGCCGTGACATGCACGCCGATCACGTAGTGCCAGTGAGCGTGGCCCCTGACCTGCGGTATGACGTGACGAACGGTGCTGCCCGGTGTGTGTCGTGCCACAGCCGGAAGACGAACGCGGAGCGGCAGAGGGGGGGCGGTTCGGATCCCTACCCCCCCGTCTGAGGAAAACCAGAAGTTCCTGCTTCTATACGCGGGGCCGAAATTGGGAGTTTGCAACATGGGCAAGGGCCGCAAGCCGACGCCTAAACCGCTACTTAAGCTTCGCGGGGCTCGGGTTAGGGGCCCGCACAAGTCCGGCATCGACGCCGTTCCAGGCATTCCGCCTGCTCCGCATTGGCTCTCGGATCTCGCCCGCGAGGAGTGGGAGCGAATCGTGCCGATGCTTGAGGCGTCCAAAGTCATGAGCCCGCGCCACCAGCAGACGCTCGCCGCTTACTGCGATTCGCTCGCGGACATGATTGAGGCAGACCGTGAGCTCAAGGCCAACGGTGCCACGTTCATGGACGACAAAGGTAGGGTAAGCAATCACCCGGCGTGGAACCGCAAACGCGACGCGAGAAACCAGATGCTTAAGCTCGCGGCCGAGTTCGGCCTGACGGCCTCGGCGCTGGCACGAGTCTCGGCGGTTGAGAATGGCCCGCAATCAGACGAAGAAGACGCCCGCATGTTCGCTTGAGCACCCGTGCGAAAAGTGCTCCTCGTGCCTGGCGGTGCGTTTCTTCCACAAGCACCTGACGCACGCCAAGGGCGAGCTCGGCGGCAAGCCGTTCACGCTCGAGCCGTGGCAGCAGGACTACGTGCGAAAGCTCTTCGCCACAGAGGGCGACGTGCGAAAAGTCCGCACCAGCCTGCTGGCGATTCCGCGCAAGAATGGGAAGAGCAGTTTATGCGCGGGCATCGCCCTCAAGCTGCTGATGGAGAACGAGCCGGGCTGTGAAGTCTATTCCTGCGCAGCCTCACGCGATCAGGCCCGGCTCGTCTTTGACATGGCCCGCGTCTACGTCGAGCAGTCGCCCGTCCTGCGTCAGCATCTCAAGGTTTACCGGAACGCGATCGTGCGAGAGGCGACGCACGGAACGTACAAGGCGTTGAGTGCGGAGGCCGGTATTCAACATGGGCTCTCCGCTCACGGCGTCATCTTCGATGAGCTCCACGTCTCAAACCGCGAGATGTGGGAAGTGATGCTGAGCAGCCAGGGTGCTCGGCGTCAGCCTCTCACGGTGGCGCTCACTACGGCAGGCTTTGACCGCAAAAGCGTCTGCTGGGAAATCTGGAAATACGCTGAGGCTGTGGCCGCCGGCACGGTCAAAGACGAGACGTTTCTGCCGGCAATCTATGCGGCCGACATTGCGGATGACTGGAAAGCCGAAGAGACGTGGAAGAAGGCCAATCCAAACCTTGGCGTTTCCGTGCGCATGGACTTCCTGCGGAGCGAATGTGCTCGAGCGGTTGAGATGCCGACTTATGAAAATGTTTTTCGCCAACTTTTTTTGAACCAATGGACGGAACAGTCAACGAGGTGGCTGCGGATGGATCACTGGGCCCAAGGCGACAAGCCTTGCCCCGTTGATCTCGCCGGCCGAGAGTGCTGGGCCGGGCTGGACTTGGCCACCACTTTTGACACCACAGCCCTGGTGCTGCTCTTCCCGCTCGATGATGGCACCTTTTGGATAGAGCCGCACTTCTGGATACCGAGCGACAACGCCCACCAGCGAGAGCGACGCGACAAGGTGCCATACCTGACGTGGCATCGGCAGGGGCATCTGAACATGACCGATGGCAACGTCACCGACTTTGACCAAGTGCGGTCAGACATCAATGCCATCGCCAGTAAGTACAAGGTCTGCGGCATCGGCCTGGACCCGTGGAACTCCGCGCAACTCGGCCAACAACTGCAAGGCGACGGGCTTCCCATGTCAGACTTTCGACAGGGCTACGGCTCTCTGTCGGCACCTAGCAAGCAGCTGGAGAACCTTGTTGTGAGTGGGAAGGTGCTGCACGGTGGGCACCCAGTGCTTTCGTGGCAGGCTTCCAACGTGGCCATTCAGCAGGATTCCGCAGCCGGAAACATTAAGCCAAGCAAGGCTAAGTCAACGGAACGCATAGACGGCATCGTGTCGCTAGTCATGGCCATCGGGCTGTGGCAGAAGGCAACCGCAGCTACGCCAGAACAGTCCTGGGACATGATGACGCTATGAGCGAAAACGCCGCCGCCGACTTCAAAATGTTCGACCTGCGTGGCATCGACTGGCCCGAAGTGAGTTCCAGCCGCACGCCTTCCGGCATTCGCGTCAACGCTGACAACTCCATGGCGTGCTCGGCGTATACCGCCTGCATCCGTGTCATATCGGATGCGGTATCTGCCCTGCCGCTGCACATCTACGAGCGGATGGCCAACGGCGGGAAACAGAAGGCCACGAGTCATCCTGTGTATCGGCTCCTGCACCAGCAGCCCAACCCGTGGCAGACGGCCCAAGAGTTCCGAGATTGGATGACCGGCATGTACCTCCACTACGGTGCGAGCTACGCCGAGATCCGCCCAGGTGCTCGAGGTGCCGTGTCTGAGTTGTGGCCGCTGCACTCCAGCCGCATGGAGGCAGAGCGGTTGACTGACGGCACGCTGCGGTATCGCTACCGCGAGCCAAGTGGCCAGCAGACGATCTACAGCCAGGAGCAGATCTTCGCCCTGCGATTCACGACCGAAGACGGCATCAAGGCGATCCCGACATACAAGATTTTCCAGAACGCCATTGGCCTGGCCCAGGCCCTTGAGACACACGGCAGCACGTACTTCGGCAACGGTGCTCGGCCCGGCATCGTGCTGGAGAGTGACAACCCGATTCCCATCGAAGCGGCCGAGCGACTTCGCGAGCAGTGGGAACGCATGCACCGTGGTGCCGATCGGGCTTTCCGCACAGCTGTGCTGCCTAACGGCGTGAAGGCCCACGAGCTCAGCGGCTCAAACGAAGCAGCCCAGATGCTTGAGAGCCGGGCTTTCCAAGTGGTTGAAATCTGTCGGGCGTTTCGCGTGCCGCCGCACATGATCCAGATGCTGGACCGCAGCACGTTCAACAACATCGAGGTGCAGGGCACAGAGTTTGTGCAGCACTGCCTGCTGCCGCACTTGAAGCGGTGGGAGGCCGCGATCAGCCGCGACCTAATCGTAGATGACGAGAAATACTTCGCTGAGCACAGCGTGAGTGGCCTGCTTCGCGGCGACCACGCGAGCCGGTCTGCCTACTACGTTTCCGCCCTGCAGAATGGCTGGATGACGGTGAACGAGATTCGTGAGCTTGAGAACCTCAACCCGATCGGCCCGCAAGGCGATCAGCACTTCATTCAGCTGAACATGACCACGCTGGAGAAGGCAGGCCAGGAGCCGCAAGATCCGCAGCCGATGCCGCAGGACACGCCGGGCGAGCCAGCGGACGGCACGCCAGAAGACGATGCCGAAGACACGACTACCGCCCAGGAGGACACGCCCGATGGAACTTGAGCGCCGCGACTTCGCCTTTGACGAGACTGACGAGCTCATCGTTGAGCAGCGTGCTGACGGCCGGGCAGCCATCATCGGCTACGCCGCTGTGTACAACCGCATGAGCCTTGACCTGGGCGGGTTCAAGGAAGAAATCCTGCCAGGCGCTTTTGACAAGGTGCTGAGCCGCCAGCGTGGCAAGCAGGACGTGGTGGCCCTGTTCAACCATGACAGCAACATCGTGCTTGGTCGCACCTCAAGCGGCACGCTGGAACTCACAAGCGACAGCAAGGGGCTGCGGTACGTGGTCACTCCACCCGTGAGCCGTGCCGACGTGCTTGAGCTCATCGCTCGCAAAGACGTTGCGGGCAGTTCATTCGCGTTCACGGTGGGCAAGGACGGGGAAGGGTTCCGCACTGGCGACGGTGGCCAAGCCATCCGCCAAATCCGCGAGGTGAGCGGCCTGTATGACGTTGGCCCAGTGCTTACGCCTGCGTACCCGTCAACGTCTGCCAGCGTCGCCATGCGTTCCTACGAGGCATGGATTGCATCGCAGTCCGCCGAAGAGCCGGCAGTTCGGGCGGTTAGTTCGCGTTCGGCCTTGCGGGGCGTCGCCGCCGCCTGGGCTGCCACCTTAAGGCTCAAGAATGTCTGAGGCCCGCTGCACCTGCGGCGAGAAGTTGCGGTGCCGTTCCTCTCGCCCGTGTGGCGAAGAGCGTCAGCAGTATTTGCGTTGCCCGCGATGCGGCGCTCGTGCTGTCGTGTTTGTAAAAACAACACTTTCTGAAGTCCGCTACTGCAAGAGGCCGGCACGCTAGAGGCACAGTGGAATCCATCGGCAATACCGCCGGCGGAGATATACCACGTGGACAACCTCAAGAAACTGCAGGACGAGGCCGTTAACCTCGCCAACCGTATCGACGCCGTGCGTGCGATCGAGAGCACCGATGCCGACAAGATTGCCGAGCGTGATCTTGAACTCGAGGCGATGAACACCGAGGCCGGCA